GTAAGATACCAGTGGAGATTGAATGATCTCTGGGATCTAACTCAGACTGAGATTCTTACATATGAAATGGTAAACAGAAGATTAGAAGATATATACTGGTTACTAGAGGGACAGAAACAAATCAGATTCCAAGCAAGAGGAGACAGACTTTACATGGATCTTGACTTCAAGACTGATGTAAACGATGGAGACTTTATAGTCTTTGATGCTTACAGAGCATTAGATCCTTCATCATTTACTACACTATATGATGACATCTTCCTCAAGAGATACACCACACAACTCATCAAGAGACAGTGGGGACAGAACTTATCTAAGTTCCAAGGAGCACAGTTGCCAGGTGGTATCACTATGAATGGTGATCAAATATATCAACAGGCACAAACTGAGTTAGACAGGATAGAAGATGAGATGCTAATGAAGTATGAAATGCCCCCAATGGATATGATCGGATAATGGCAAGAAACGTATTCTTTACACACGGTACTCGTAACGAGCAGTTCCTTCAACAGAACCTTGTTGAAGAGTATATCAAGATGTTTGGAATGGATGTATTGTATATCCCCAGACAGTTGATAGCAAAAGATAATGTGTTCAATGAAGAAGTCATATCACAGTTTGATGATTCATATATTATAGAAGCATACCTAGAGAACTTTGATGGATTCCAAGGTGGTGGAGATCTATTGACAAAGTTTGGTATCAGACAGTCTGATGAGATAACTATGGTTATATCACAGCAGAGATTTAGTGATCTTATCTCACAGTTCCTACTATTAGATCAGGACATAGAGGTAGGAGAGAGACCCCAAGAAGGAGATTTAATATACTTCCCATTATCATCTAACTATTTTGAGATCAAGTTTGTAGAACACGAAGAACCGTTCTACCAACTAGGTAAGAACTATACCTACAAACTAAAAGCAGAACTCTTCGAGTACAGCGACGAAGGTGGAGAGTTCTTTGCGGGAGACGACGAGCTAATAGATACAGGTTATACTGTACAATACTATTATCTTGTGTCACCAGGTCAGTCAGCAGCGGGAACTCCACTGCTAGATGGTGGTGCTATATCACAAGCCATCATGACTACCAATGGTAGTAAGTACAACTTCACTCCTACTGTCACTGTCACAGGTGATGGCACAGGAGCAACAGCACACGCTGAGATGATAGTTGTCAACGTAGCGGGTTCTATACCCACAACACCAGCTGTCTTAGATCCTACTGTAAAGGATGGTAAGTTAGTTGGACTCACAATAGTTAACGGAGGTGCGGGATATGATATATCTCGATCTAGTATTGATTTTAATGATCCTGACACTACAGGCACCAAACCTGTGGTCACTCCGACTTTTAACTCGAACGGTACGCTCACTAAAGTTGAGATTACTAACGAGGGGTCGGGATACGATTCAGTCAGTCAAATAGTAATCGACAGTGGTGGTAGTGGATACACTGCTGCCCAGTTTGATATAGAGTCTGTACCAGCTGGACTGTCTGGTAACTTCACAGACGGAGAAACAGTTACTGGTGGAACCACTGGTGGTACTGCGATGGTCGCAGACTGGGATAAATCTGAAGGCTGGTTGAAACTAAAATCACCAACAGATGACTTCCAGATCGGTGAATTGCTAGTAGGTAATACAAGCGGTGCGTCAATAACGATACATAGTTATGACGCTATGAAGACTACAGATACTAAATACTCTGAGTCTGATACGTTTGAGACACTTGCTGACGATATCATTGACTTCAGTGAAGGTAACCCATTTGGATTAGCGAATTAACATGTTAGGTGCATACACATATAATAAGGTTATACGAAAGTGCGTAATATCTTTCGGTACATTATTCAACAACATAGAAGTTAGGAAGGAGACTGGTGGTACAACCTATCAGAAGATGAAGGTACCCCTTGCTTACGGTCCTAAACAAAAGTTTCTTGCTAGATTAGAGGGACAACCAGAATTAAACAAGAAGGTTGCTATCACTCTACCTAGAATATCATTTGAACTGACTGGTCTATCATATGACAGCAGTAGAAAATTAAGTCCCATCACGACTGACTATAAGAAGGATGGAAAGAGTGTAAGAAAAATATTCACACCCGTACCATATAACTTAGACTTTAGTTTGTCTATCTTATCAAAGACAAACGACGAAGCGTTGGAAATCATAGAACAGATAATGCCACTGTTCCAACCATCATACCAAGTCACTATCAAAATCATAGATGACATCAACGAGTATCGTGACGTACCAATAGTTCTCAACAGTATAAACTATTCTGATGAGTATGAAGGTAACTTTGATCAACGTAAACTTACTACGATTGATGCTACCTTTACTATGAAGGCATACATCTTCGGACCTACACAGACTGGGAAACCAATCAAGAAGGCAAAGGTTCACTACGATACTGGTACCCCTGCGGCTCCAGTACGTCGTGTATCTTATCAGGTAGAACCTACTGCCTTACGTGATAAGGATAGTGATGGAGTTGGTCTAACCATCACCGCTGCTGTTAATGATAAGACAGCAACACTACCAGTTGTAGACTCAACCGTGATGAATATAGGTGACTATATTGAAATCAACAACGAGGTCATGAAGGTTAAGACTAAACCTGATGAGACAACTATTACTGTGGCACGTGGTCAAAATGCTACAGCTAAATCTGCTCACGCGAGTGGTTCAGTTATAGATATTATTACATCAGCTGACACAGAACTCCTTGAGAGTGATGATGACTTCGGATTTAACGAAATGACTTCTTTCTATGGATAACAATTTCGGTGGTTTAGAAAAAGCATTCGATACGAATGAACCTAAACCCAAAAAGGCAAAACCTATAGTAAATACTGATGATCAGATCAATGATGATCATGAGTATGCTAGAGCAAACCTTTACTCTCTCATAGAGAAAGGACAGGAAGCAGTCGATGGTGCTCTAGATGTAGCTCAAGGAAGTGACCACCCTAGAGCATATGAGGTAGCTGGACAGTTAATCAAACACGTCGGTGACGTTGCTGATAAACTCATGGCACTTCAAAAGACAACCAAGGATGTCAAGGAAGAGAAAAAGAAAGGACCTTCCACAGTCAACAACGCTCTATTTGTAGGCAGTACTGCTGATTTACAGAAGATGTTGAAGAATGCTTCCAAGGATAAATAAGTAAGAACCAACTATTATTAACATGTCAGTATTAAAAGTAGTGCAGGATGGACCTACGGTGACCGTCGGTAGTGCTGCCAACACACAAAGTACAGCACTATCTGTCAAGACAGGTATCTATCGCTTCGCTGCTGAAGTCGCAAAGGGCGGTGCTGCCATACAGTTAGGAGGAAACGCCAATGCCACTAACTCAAGTTTGTATGTAGAGAAAGGCGAATCAATTATTGTCAAAGGTGACAGCCCAGTACGTATGGGTATCACTGGTGCTACTGCTGCTAACCCAGTAGTGTTCACCATAGAGAGATCAGGTGGAAATCATAATCAAATTAAGGTAGGAGATTTTGTTACAACAACTGGATCATCTGTCGGAGCATATAACTTATCTCACGTTGAGGTAACTGCTGCTACACCTACCACATTTACAATCGGTGGTACAGATGGATCTGGTTTCGCTGCGTTCTCAGGAACAGCAGAAGTGCGTAACTCTCAGAAGTATGCTATAATGCCTAAGACTGCCAGTGGAGCAACAGTTCACTGTACAGAGGTTCAAGTAGTTGTATCATAATGATCACCGAAGCTTCAAGATTAAATGAGTATGGTAAGTACTATTACGTCGAGTTGGTTTGGCGTGGTAGACCATATCGTGTTCAGATATTCTTCCCTAAGCTTCAGAAACCTCAACGTCAGGATATCCAGAAACAAGCTGGCAAGATATATCCTGGTGCTAGAATAGTATCATATGTAGAGGCGGGTCGTTCTAATGATCTACCTATGCTTTTCGCTATTGATTATTTCTAATGCAGTTCAGAGAAAACGACATACTAGAACTACTAGACATGTGTCGTACAACAGATAAATGTAGTGTGAAACTTATAAGAAAGTTAGAAGACTACCTAGAACAATATTCTTGTGATGAAAGTTTGGCACGAACCTATCCCCCATACCCTTTTTAATAACTTAAAACAGTCTTGTATAGCAAGACGGATGGATGAAGACTGGAATTATAATGACAAATTAGTTGGTGCTTTGAATCAACAGTCATCTCTTACTCCTGTTGAGGGTTTGGAAGACTATCTTATCAAAACTTCCCAAAACATTTGGGCATCATTCTTTCAGACATGCCCATATCAAGGAGAGTTTGATCCTAATTTTTTAGAACTCCGCGACCTATGGGTGAACTATCAAAAACCTGGTCAATATAATCCTTACCATTGCCATCACGGTGTGGTAAGTTTTGTTATTTTTGTAGACATACCATACGGTGTGGAGGAAAGAAAAGACTTTGCTAGTGATGGTGGATTCCAATTAGAGAACAGATTGATTAATGTAGACAGGAAGTGGAACGGAGAGGTGCTCATGTTTCCCGCATCAACTCACCACGCTGTGTACCCGTATCACTCAACAAATAAGGAGAGGGTTACGGTAGCAGGAAATTTGTTCTGGAAAGTGTGCTAAATATATTAGCACCAGTTATCGCTATGTCTGAAGTACCAGAGGATCGCCTCACAGCCCAGTTGGACTTTGAGGAAGATATGAGAGAGAACCCTGAGTTCTATAAAGAGTATCTCTCTACACACTGCCAAGAACCCCCGCATTGGGATTACATCATAGACAAATGGGTTGCCTATGATCATGGAGTCACGATGTTCTTTGACAAAGAGTCAGAAGCACGTGACTGGTATACGCTAAATACCCAATAGTACAAGTAGTTAAACAATAGTAATGTCACTGACGATTCGTAGATTACCTGAACAGGATAATAACCTACTCAGACCCCCATCAAGCATATCACCTTTACAGAATGGTGACGTAGTATTAGAGGCAACTGCTAATAACGTCCTAACCATGAAGTTGAAGGGGACAGATGGTGTCGTCAGAAACTTTGACGTTGGTGGTGGAGGATCAACCATTGGTACGGAGTATGATATCCGTGCTATCGCAGCAACATCTCCTGATGTTACTTTCAGATTGACATCTTCTTACTCTGTGTTAGATGATATTACATTTAAAGGTAACTCACAACAGATTATATGTTCACGTGTAGACGATAATAATATACAATTTGCTTTCCCTAATGATGTCACTATGCCTAATGACTTGACAGTCACAGGTGACTTGACAGTTAACGGGACGACCACTACGGTGAATTCTACTACCGTTCAAGTCGATGATAAAAACTTAGAGCTTGGTACTGTTGCTTCACCTACTGATGCTACAGCAGATGGTGGTGGTATAATTTTAAAAGGAGCATCAGATCTCAGTATGCTCTGGTCAAATGCTAATGACGCATGGGAGTTTAACCAAAATGTATTCCCAAGTGCTGATAGCAGCTATGACTTAGGTAGCAACCTCATACGTTGGCAGAACATATATGGTGACGCTGCTAACATTACATCTATAACAGGAGCACTTACTGGTAATGCTGACACTGCAAGTA